AGTTTTTGAAGAAATTGGGCGTTTTATTGGGAATAGTTTCACAAGACAATATCCGTATGCATCTGCAACATGGTCGTGTCCTGTAGTTTTATCAGGTGCTCCATGCTTGTCATAGGCTTGCTGTTCCAATGCTTCAACTAGATTATGGCACATTTCCACATTGACCTTAAACGATCTAACGCCGTTACTGTTGAGTATCTGAGCATTACAAGCGTTGATACGGTCTTTCACCGATGGATTGCTACCATTCACGACCAACTGAAACCCAGCCTTACGCAAGATAATGTGATCTGATTCACTACTATTCTTTGATGAGGTTGCCTGACCTGCTGCGTCAGGATAAATTTTGATTGTATGGTCTGGGAATTTATCTTTGATCAATTCTGCCATCGTTGGTGTATCACGCACATTCACTAGCTCATCTACTGCATGAGGCAAGCCATCACGTAATACAAAAACCACAGCAGCCATTTTTAATACGTTGAAGTCCATACCAATGTGAAGCACTTCACGCGGTTTGATGGTTTCTTTTGATCTGTTTAATTCACGATCAAAGTCAGGGTATACGCCACCTGCTGCAAGGTTTACGAATCGACCTTCTAAGTAAGCATTAAGCAGTTGTGGTGGATATGACTCTCTTAAGCCTTCAATGTATGATTCTGGTAGATATGGATTAGATGAGGTTGGGGCACGATACAGCACGTATTTATGTGAAGCTCTCTTTTCCCAACGGTCATAACAGAACCTAAAGCCCTCTGGAGTTGTTCCAACCGAACAGGTATTCATTGCGCCGTCTGGCTTCTTCTGACGACAGCGAGCGATAACCTTATTCCAAGCTTCCTCTGCTTTAATCTGCGGCATTGTGTCTAATTCATCAATTACCGCGTCTGCAATCTCAAAGCCAACGATTGAAGCTGGAGCATCCATTGAACGGCAAATGATTGAGCCATAACCTTGAATTGTGAAAACCTTCTCAGACTTATTCAGCTTAAACTTTAAGCCAAATTCAGTGAGTAGCTCACTTAAACGAGGGAAGGCGATTAATGATATTAGGTCATAAGATGGCGCAAAATAGCCTTGATTTAGCTTTGGATATGCCAGTTTTCGGATGATTAACCGCTTAAATAATGCCTCTGATTTACCCGCACCAAAACCGCCAAGAAATAGCGGATACTGTGCATCACTAAATACAAAGTCATCTTGCGGTTCGGTTAAGGTGAGGTCAATTTGCAATTAATCTGAATCCTGTTTTTTACTAACACGAACAACATTAATAGTTACTTCATTGCTGTCATCTTCATCAACAATAATCGGCTGCTTATCACGCCATCTATCTGGATTTCTGTTTTTAAGCCAAAAGATAGCCGCCGTGGTATCTGGTGGAATTTCATCTTCCAAATCAACAATTTCAATGCTTTCTGTTTCTGAAATCTTTTTACCTTCACTATTAAATTCAGATTCTTTTAACTTTATAGCTTGTTGTTTTATAACAGTTAATCCTTTTGCTCGATTATAAAGGCTACTTGCTATTTCCGCATCAGCAGCAGTCTTGCCACGCTTTAGGGACTGAAAAAACTCAGGAAAGTCAACCTTCCAGTTGTTAATAGTTCGCTCATCAACTTCAAAGAATTCTGCTAATTGAGAATCAGTGGATCCAAGCAGACATAGCTTATATGCTTGCTCATTATATTCTTCTTTATACTTAGTCGGACGACCCCCGAGATCAACCGTCATAACTAACTCCCAGCTAGTTGAATTGTTAAATACATAGTAACAGAAATAAGAAAAGCCCTCAAAGGGGCTTAATGTTATAAGTGTCTGCCGTTGAATCTGGAAGCCACTCTTCAAAGAATGGATTCCACCAATACCAATATCCAGTTTCACCTTTTAAGTAAACTATAAATTCAGATAATTCATGATAGTGACTGGCGGCTTCATCCGGCGCACCCTTCCGTATTTCTTCAGTGGTCATTTTTAACCCCGTAATCATTTATCATTGCTTTGTATATAAAAACTGGTAATTCAGCAGTGGCAAAAGCATGATCAGATTCCCAGTTTTTGACTTCTTTATTCAACCATTCAGGAGGATTTCCAACAAACCTATCAAAGTATTTTTTCAATGTTTTTGGGCAATATCTATTATGCATTTGCATATATCGACCCAAGTGCCTAGCTAAACCACCATACTGCTGCTCTGTTGGCTCTACAGGTAAAAGCATTAAATCATCCATCACACCACCTCATTTAATAAATCAATAATTTCTTTCGGTAAATCATTTTCGATTGGGATTATCATTCAGGAACCCCAAAGTGCTTGCATAATAATGGATAATGCAATTTTATTAATTTCCAAAATGGATGATCATTTGATTTCTCATGGATGCTACCACCCTGAACCACAACCAATCCATTTTGAGAAAATGTCTCGCATCCAGATTTTTTTAATATAGAAATAAGCTTTTCTGCTGTCATTAATTTCATCACACCAACCCCACACATTTACCAATTAAAAACAACACAAAGAACACATTTAAAGCCAGCAACCAGTTAATCACTAAAGATTTATCATGTAGTTTTCGCTTCATGTATCGTTTGTCGCGTTCTGCAATGCCTAATGCTGTGGCCATGTTCTTGAGAGCAACATCATCACCATCAACAACTGATTTAAGCTGTAGAAGCTCATCAGAAAGTCTGCATGCTGCCAACTGCTCTTTTTCCAGTTGCTGCTCAAGATCATGCATCTTCAACAAAACATCAATATCCTTGACAATCAACTTCTCCTGCACCAATGAAACACCTTCACGCAACACACGATCAATATATCGCTCATGATGTCCGAGTAATTCACTTAGCTCTTTGTTGTTTAGAGATAATATTGATTTAGCTTGTTCGATTTTAGTATTCATTTCTTTCTACCCTTAATTAGTCCAAATTCAACACAACGAGCGCGGAAGGTAATCCGACCCATTCCAAGCAGTATTGCAGCTTTAGTTTGATTTCCACGAGTGATATACAATGCTTCTTCAATTGCTGCCCTCTCAAGCATTCGCACCATGAAATGCATCGGATTTTCTTTGCTGTTGATAATTTCAAAGATTTCTTCTTTGTTGAATAGCTTAGTCATGACTTTGCTCCTGTGCTTCAATCATGGCTTTATATGCAAAATAAAGAGATCGACCACCTGTTTGGCCACCTTCATTGAAATGACCTAAAAACACATCATGTCCATGATTCACCAATTCTGTGCTTGGTTCTTTCGACACCAAAACAAAACCTTCCAGCACTTGAGCTTTGGCTGCTTGCTTAAAACCACCAACAAAGAAAAGGTATGCATTGTTTACAATGTATAGCGACATTTCTTTTTGCTTATCAGTAAGATCAGAGTTTTCTATAGCAATATATTTGCCCTGATCTCCCAAGAAGATGAAGTTGTCAAGACTACCACCACCAGCCAACCATAAATTTTCAAAGGCTTGTCTTTTAATATCCATCACGCCACCTCAATACAATTGCTTAAATTAAAACTAGAAACAGCACACCATCCAAAACCGTTGTATTTGTACTTCATGCTGTTGCTTACTCTATAAAATTTACACGCTACAAAGTCGTAGTGTGTTGTGCCTTTTGGGATGGTCACTTTATAAAATCCCGAAAACTACTCTCAAAAACATCATTCAATTCGAATAACTCTCTACGCTTAAACCACTCTGGTTTGGGAATCCATTCTTCATTCGTGCCATACCATTGATGTGGCTTTATAATTTGCTCACCTATCATAAAATCTTCTAGGTTTACTGTTGCATGACACGTAAATTCATTGACTTCAAAATCTGCCAATCCAGTGTACTTGTCGAAACTTAGTAGCTTAATTCTCATAACACAGCTCCTGTTTATGATTCTATTTTATACAATATGAATAATATTGCAACATATATTTAATTATTTATGCCTAATCCTAAATCACTATTCATTAATTTAACAGCTTTGAATTGTCGCTCATGTGCGAAACTCTTGAATGATGTAAAGCAAGTCAGGCAACAATGGTTTGTTACAATCTCAAATCCCAAAGCAACTTCTGCTAGATATTTCTCAAGCTCATGATTGAATCCTTTCCAATCTTCATATTCCGACTCAACATCACCCAAGAACTCCCATAAATGCATAATGTTTGGCGTTGCAAGTTGATATTCCAGATCCACAGCCTCGCCAGTATCCGGATGTACTGCATGGACTAGACTCACAATATGGAAACTTTGCTCAGCTGGAATTGTTTGTGTTTTCAATCCCAATGCCAAGTCACCTTTATGTGCTTTCATCCATACGTTTAGCGGTGTATGTGTGCTTTCTTTTGGATTAACACCACCCATCAAATGATGCATTTCGATGATTCTTGATGCTTCTCCAACTTCCCAAGACATTTGCATCTTATGCACTTTTTGCTTGACGATTTGCTTTCCGTTGTATTTTTTCTTCATGACATTTTTTCACTTTATCGAATGAGTTTAAGAGTTTTAACCAAGATTCATCGCTTATATTACGCCTTCCTGATAACCAGTCTCGAATATTGCTATCACTAATTCCAGTTACCTTGGATAACAGGTAAACGCTACCGTGATTTTTAATAAACTCAGCAAGCAGTTCCTTGCGCCTAATCTCAACCGTATGCGACTTTCTGTTATTGAGCTGTGTTAGTACGTAATTCTTTAAATTATGCTCTGTATCGTGCTCTATGGCGTAAATAACAGCATTAACAACCATTGGTGAGTAATGATCGCGCCCAATCATCTCTGCATGTCTGATTAAGCATCTTCTTATGAAGTTGTAGTCCATGTACGTGCTCCTAAAATGCCCCACAAATGCAGGGCACAAACCAGACTATTTGATATTGTTTTCGATTAATTTTGCATAACCACCAATGTCATGCCAACTATCAAGATGGTTGTGATCACCATTTACGATGCGAGCCATCTTCGAACAGATCATGTGTATAGCTTCTTTGTGCATGTCCGGCATGCTTTCATATCCATACTGACCCATAACAAACAGTAATCCTTGGGTCATTTCAGCTACGTTTTCAAAGTCACCATATTGTGATTGGCGTTCGTTTAGTGTTGCTTGTGTATCACTAATAAACGGAAGTTCTTCTGGTTGCGTAAAACCATCAATAATCTTCTGACCAGCATTAACCAAGTCCGACTCATTAGTCTCTACTGTTTGGAGTTTGCATTGCGCTTGTTCTTGTCTAGCTTGTTCCGCACTCGCAACTTGATCGTTTAATGATTCTTTGCGTTGCCATGTAACACAACCACCAATAGCATTCGAATAATCCAAGTAACTATCGTGATCTAACGTATCAATTTTACCAAAATCCCCAATATTACTAACTCGACCAAATCCTTTGAATTTATTTTCTTTATTAAACCAATATCCAGCATTTTTATCATAAGTCACAAGTGCCACAGCACCCTCTGGCACTTCAATAATCCCGTCATGACCATCAACAACATCGGATAGCACCTGTAATGTATAACCAGTGTTGGTTTTAACGAGGTATTCTTTTTGCTTTGGTGCGACCATATCGCGCAATTCTTGTAGTGTGATTTTTTTATATTTATTGTTGTGGCCAATCATGGCACCTGCTGAGTACCAACCATCATTATTATTATGTGTAACAATAAGTTTTGGATATCTAGAATCGACGCATACACCTTTGCGACAACCCATAGCAAAAAACAATTCCTGCACCTCAGTAACTTCGCTATGGTTTTTTACTTCTACTTCGTAATTTTGCATTACTACACACTCCAATAAATGAGATTTCATTGTATTTAATACTATAAAATAATGCAACATATATTTAATTATTTCTATTATTTCTCTATATATCTCTATGCTCTTTATGTGCACTTATCCTATGTAGTATATAAGAAGAAGTACCTTTGTGTTCATGGTATAGTGTAAATTACATAAAATATGATATAGTAAGTAATCAAAGGAGAAAGCCATGTCAAAAGATAAATTGATTAAGCTCATCGAGAACATGAGTGAGGGTGAAGCGGATACACTTTATAGGAAATTATCACCAAAGAAGCAAAACAAGATTTTAGATAGAAAAACCTACATGATTTGGTTAAAGCTAATTAAGTTGGAAAAGGACATACTGAATGAGTTCAAGAACTATGAGAAGTTTCACAAATGGCTGATTAAGCAACATGGATATGGGAAAGATGGAATGCAATTAAGCTGCATTAGCTTAACTAAGATAAACAAAGAAACATTGTTCTTCTTACCATCTCGACTGGCTGGATCAATTCGACCTCATAACTTGGAATATATGGGTGTCTTGCCCAAAAACGTGGACTTTGGTAAAGTTTATCGAGCTGTGGTTAATAAAAAGCACATCGGCACGTTCGACACACACGAACAAGCCCAACAAGCAGCACGTAAAGCCATGGTTGCTCGTATTCATTCAATAATGGAAGAACATAAGCACTTAATATCAAAAGAAGCGTATGAGGCTATTAAAGCCATATAGGAGAAATACGATGACTAAATTCAAAGTAGGTGATGCAGTAGTAAGAAGATATAACAACAAGGTTTATTATGTTGTGGCTGATATAGATAATGGAAGTGAATTTTTACTTGGAAAAGATAAAGACACGCCATTTAAGAAATGCAAAGTTTGTGAGCTTCCAGAAAATCTAACATTGTATAAATAAAGAAAAACCCGCTATATGCGGGTATTCTTTTATCTGGAAAATCTACTGGAGTTTGAGCCAATGATTGAATGCTTCTTTTGCTCCATCATAACCAACAGCCAAGCATACAAATGCCC